AGGACGGACTTCCTGATGTAGAGGTTGATTATGAATCGTTATTTAAACCTGAAAGTGAAAAGTCTAAAGAAAAGAAGGAAGCAAACAACGAGGAAGAGGACAAAGATTTAGAAGAAGACTCCGACGAAGACTCCGACGAAAACGAGGACGATAGTGAGGATGAAGACGAAGAAGCAGAAGAGGAAGACGATGAGGATGAGTCCGACGAGGATGCAGAAGAAACCGAAAATGAGGATGGCGAAGAAAGTGACGAGGAATCTGAAGAAGAAGATGAAGATAACGAGGACGAAGAAGATGCACAAAAAGTCAAAGAAGGTGAGGAATTAGGAGAAGAAACTGAAGACTCCGATGAAGCAGAAGAAGGAAATTTTAAAAAGAGATTTCAGGATACTCAAAAGGCTCTGCACCGAACCACTAGCAAGCTTAAAGATGCAGAGAAATCGAATAAGGAATTGACCGAAAGAATCGAGAAACTTGAAAAAGTTGTAAAACCTGCGGAAAAGAAAGACGATGAGCCATTAACTTTGAAGAATGTTGATCCGAAAGTTTTAGCTCAAGCTTATCAGAAAGATCCAATTGGAACTACCAGATGGATCACGGATCAGCAGATGCGAATAAGTCAAGAAGAATTTAGGGCTCAAGAGGCGGTTCAAAAAGACGAGGCTGACCGTAAAAAGTTTCAAGAAGATTCGGAAAATAAAGCTTTTGAGTTATATCCTGTACTGGATGAGGTTTTAGATTTGGAGCCCGACGATCTAAAAGCCTTGAAAAAATCCGATCCTGATAAATATGATTTCGCTAAAAAGGTAACAGAGTATTATCAAATTAACTTGAAGCGAAATGATGATGAGGCTTTACTTAATGCCGCAAATAAAGTTTATCGAGAAATGTCTTCAAAAACTATGGCACGACTTTTGAAGGATGCTAAAATTGCGGCGAAACGTGAGCTTTCACACAAAAAGCGCGTTCTTGGAAAAGTCAAAACAGCAAAAGGATCTGTGAAAAGTGGTAAATTAGCGGGCCGTAAGCCGTTGACGGACGAAGAATTTGGTAAACTTTCTGAGACTGATCAATGGAAGTATTTGAATGAGGGAATTGAAAAGAGTTTGCGTAATAAAAAATAGAACGAGTAAAATAACAAATCAAAGGAGAATAGTGATATGGACTTTTTAAAATGGATTTTGAATCTTTTTCATCTGTCGTTTGATGATACGCCGTTTAATGTGCATACTACGGCTGACTTGGACGTTTTTATTCCTGAAAAATGGGATACCAAAGTTCGTCTGGATGCTGAACGGAAGGAGTTCTTCAACAAGTTCGAGGGTGAGGAAGGTTCCAGTATGCCTATTATCCGTAGAAATGATTTTACTGCGGCTCCTGGTGACGTAGTTCACGTTGATGTTATGTCAAATCTTCGTGGAGCAGGAGTTTCTGGTGAAACTATTTTGAAGGGTAAAGAGGAAAAACTTCAATTCAACCAATTTGATTTGAAGGTAGATTGGCTTCGTCACGCGGTTGGTTTTAATAAGCGCGGGACCAAGAGAGCGTTTATTAATGCTATGAAAATGGCAAATACGGCTCTCTCTACTTGGCTTGCAAAAGTCAAGGACGATGAGTGCTTTGGTCAGCTTTTGGACCTGGGCGCACAAAGCCGTCTTGGAACTGCGGATAGCGCGTCTGTCACAACGATCTATCCCAATGCAGTTACCGCTGTATCGGGTTTAACTGATGCCGATACGATGGGCGTTGCCGAGCTTAACAAAGTTAAGTTTGTGCTTTCACGAAAACACGCCCTTCCTATTCAGACCATTATGGATGGGAAGCAATTGGTTGAGTTTTATGGTATTGTAATGGATGATATTGCGGCAGAGTATTATCTGAAAAGTGATCCTGTGTGGCAACAGGCTCAAAGGGAAGCTGGTCTTCGTGGGGATGGCAACCGTCTATTTACTGGTGCATTGGGACAGTTGAATGGAATGGTCGTTTATTCTTATAAAGGCAAGTCTGGTGAGGGTTCATTCCTTCGTCCAGAAATGGCAGTTTCGGCTCAGTCTCTTGCTGATGCTGAAATCCTTTTGGGTACGTCTGGTGACCGTATTCCCTATCAGAAGTATTTCGTAAACGGCGCAACGAAGTATACCCGTGTTGCGGCGGCTGATGGTACGGAAACGGCAATCACTATGGACGCTGGAGCAGTTACGGCTGGCGTAAATAATGAAACCGAAATCGCAAAGCATTATCATTTGGTTGCACATACTCACGCGCAGTTTGAGGCTGGTGATTTGATTACCCAAGAGAATCATTATGCTACCGCTATCGGCTTTGGTGCTGAGATTGCGGCCCGTGTGTGGGGAATGTATCCTAATGCGATTAGGGACGTGCAGGACTTCGGGTTCTCGTATGGTGTTGGTGTTGAGGCAGTTTACGGTCATAAAATGATCGAAGATACCCATGACGTTGCGCCGAATCATGTCCTTTTGAAGCATTATTGCAAGAACCCTTATTTCGGAGTCTAGTCTGAACGGATTCTTTGAAGTAAGGTTATAGTATAATCAGCAGGGGGGACGCTAAGCGACCCCCCTGCTACTCTAGGAGGAATAATGGAAAAGGAAACCATTTTACTTGTTAATCGGTATTCACCGCTTTTGACTTTGACTGAGGGGATAAAGAAGTATCAGTTTTATTATAACAAGCCTGTCGAATTGGATTACGGAGAAAATCCGAATCTGGTAACTCGCGCCCTTAAATGCGTGGAGCTTGTTATTTGTAATAAAGCCATGCTGAAACAACTTGAGGTTGAGCAAGGTATCACTCAAAAGCCATATAAAACAGCAAAACAGGAAGCGATTGAGGAGAGGGAAAAGGCAAAAGAAAAACAACAAGTTACGGAAAAGAAAGCTACGGCAAAAAAAGCCAGGACCAAAAAGGCTGTGAATTTAAAATTAGATGATACCTTATCTAGTACGGCTAAAGATCCAGCTTCTGTCCAATAAAATCATTAGGAGGAAGGTTAAGATGCGAATTTCTAAACGATTACTTTATGGACTTTTTATTTCAGTTTTATTAATTGCAGTTTGTAGTCCTATTTTGTTTGCAGGATGGGCCGCAATCCCAGGTACTATTGGTAAAAGCACGATCATTTCTGCTACTGATACGGCAGGAGAGGTTATTATTAATCGGCGGCATGTTACGCTTGTTAATGATGGGCCCGACGAATTTTATTTTCTCGTTAATACGGATACCGATGCTACAACGTCCAACTCATATTTAAGTTCAGGAGAAAGCATTACGATGGACTCAAATTTGAATGGCCTTATTTTTAATATTCAATATATCTGCGATACTGGCGAAACGGCCTCAGTACGTTATTGGGGTTGGGACTAGAAATCCCTTTGGGATTAGAAATCCCTTTGGGATTAGAAATCCCTTTGGGATCAAAATACAACTTAAAATATGTAAAAGGAGAATCTAATGTTACGCAAATTGATCTTTAGTGCATTTTGCGGTTTATTCTTATTCGCACAAAACGGCTTAGCAAAAAGTACAGATCGTTTTTATGATACTGATGCTGTGATAATGCTTCATGCTGATGGAGCAGATAGTTCATCTAATATAATTGATGATGGTTCTGCGCAACTTCAATGGGAAACAAATACGATTGATATTGAAAATGGTGATATTCCATTAGGTCATAATGCCGAACTTGATACGCTTAAAAATACTATTATAACTCCTGCTCCATTAACTGAGTACCGTATTCTTTTACATTGTGATGGTGAGGATGATGGAGTAATTTTTACTGATTCAGCAGGAGCCGTAACTTGGCAAGCTGAAGGCGATTCAAATACGACTCAAACCGATGTTAAAAAATTTGGAACAGCCGCATGTTATCGAAATGAGGCGGGAGTTGGTGAGTCAATTAATACTACTGTAAGTGAGACAAATGATTATTTTGATGTTGGAACAGGTGATTTTACAGTAGATTTTTGGATTTATTTTGTAGATAAAGACCAAAAAGGTAAAATATTTACTCCCAGCGGTGGGGGAGGAGATAGTTTTGTAATTGATTGGTATGGCGATAGAAATCCTGATCGTCTTCAGATTAAAGTTGAGAATGTTGTAATTTTTAATCATAATTCAGATGTTGTAAACAATACTTGGTATCACTATGCGCTTACTCGCGCTTCCGGTGTATTGTATCTTTTTGTAAATGGAATAAAAGTTAATGAAGCAGTAAACACGGCTTTTATTGATATGAGTGGAGACAATCCAGGCAAAGTCGGAGAAACCCCTTACGCATATATTGATGAATTTCGTTATCTAGTAGGTGAGGCCGCATGGACCTCAGATTTTACTCCTCCAATTGAGGCTTATACCTATGAAGCTGATGAACCAACAATTACTACGATTTTTGGAGGAAGCTCATTATCATTTAATTTATATGGTAATCGGTCCGAATGGATTTATGCTATATTGGATGCGGCTACTTCTCAAACATTAAGCCTAGAATCTGATCCTTTTACGATTGATTTTAGATTTAGATTTCAAACCCACACAACTAATGATGAATTAATTCGACTTGTTTTATCCGAGACAAATCAATTTTCTTGGAAACTTAATTATTATCCAAATGATGATAATTTTAAATTTGATGCGTGGGATGATAACAATAATCAAATTGAATTTTTAATACCAACCGGAGAACTTAGTGATGAAGTTTGGTATCATTTTGCTTTAATCAGAGATACTTCTGGAATATTAACTGCATACCTTGATGGAGTGGAGGTTGCCAATACAGAAATAGGAATAGAAACGGTAATTAGAAATCTGTATAATCCTTTAGAAGGACAACTTCAATTTCAATTAGGGGCTTCTCCAAATATAAAAACAACTCCTCCTAGTGTAATTTATGAGTATCAAGGATGGATTGATGAGTTTAGGTTAGTTAAAAATACGACTATTTGGAAAACCAATTTTACTCCTCCTACTTTAAATTATGATCCATTTCCAGCATTTCAAGCCCCTGAAGCTGGTAAGCGGCCTACAACACGGCCAGGAAAAAGTGGTGTTGTATCAGCCCATAATCCTCCGCAAGAATTGCGGGTTGATGCAAGGCATGTAATTATGGTAAATGATGGACCAGACGAAGTTTATTTGATTACGAATTCTTCTACGGTAAGTGCTTCAGGATATGCTTATATTAATTCAGGCGAAGCTTTCATAGCAGATTCTAGCGAGAATGGCGAAATCTATAATATTACTTATATTTGCGCTCCAGGTGAAACGGCAAGTGTTCGTTACTGGACTTGGGACTAAAAGTTAAAAACAAAAGGAGAAATTAAATGAAAAAGACTTTAGCAAAAATTTTAATATTGGGAATTGTTGGCTTATTTAGCTTTAGTATGCCCGTCCTGGGTTCTGCATTTAATTCGGCTGAGTCTGATCCTATTTTTACAGCCTCAGATTCATATGGGATTACCTCATCTGATATTTCGAATTGGGATACTGCTTATGGCTGGGACGATCATTCGACTCAAAACTATTTGGATAAAGATACAGATCCGTATGTCGCTTCAGAATCCGATCCTGTATTCGTGGCATCAGATGTTGCTGGTGTTACGACAACAGACATTTCAAATTGGGACACGGCATATGGTTGGGGAGATCATTTAAGTGCTGGGTATTTTGTAAAAGCTTCCGATACTTTGGATGACATTTCCGATGGGATAACTTATGGAAAGCCTACTCTAACTCAAATTTCAAATTGGGATACTGCTTACGGTTGGGGGGATCATGCAGGGGAGAATTATTTAGATAAAGATACGGACCCATATGTAGCTTCGGAGTCTGATCCCGTATTTGTAGCTGAAATTACTTTTGCCGCTATTCAGACTCGAATTGCGGATAAGACCCTTGTGAATGAGGAAGATGCAGTTACTTGGGACTCTGACCATAGATTCGGAAGTCAACATACTATTGTCGGTTCAGGATCTATTTCTAGTTGGGATAGTGACATTGATTCTATGGAAGTAGGTTTAACTGGCGCATTTGTAGGTTCAGAAAGTCAATTAAAAATGGGTATTTTTAATAATGCTTATGTTAATGGCGGTGCTAGTTATGCGAGTAATGCAAAATATAAAACGAATGGGTTTGCCGAAGCTTGGTTTTTTAGCACTGATGGTAAGCATTATTTTGCTGTAGCAGATAGTGGAATAGCGACTAACGCGATTACTTGGCGGTATGCTTTAATACTTGAAAATGACGGAGATGCAATTATACTTGGAGAAGCAGAAATTACCGATACGAATACGGGCGGTAATGCTGGAACCGATCTCTGTATTGATGCAAATAAGAGAATTTGTGCTTGTGGAAGTTGTGCATAAAATTAAAGGAGAATGTAAAATGAAAAGATTAATTTATTTGTTGATAGTTGTATTCATGTTCATATCCCCAATTTGTTGGGCTAGTATGGAAAGCGATTTTTGTGATGCAAAAGGTTTTGATTCACAAGCAAGTGGGTTGACCTGTGCTGAATTTATTGATCAATCTATATCTGATTTTATGTGGTCTGTAATTAGAACCCATAAAATACAAGAGGCCGTTGATAGTGCTATTGCAACTGTTGAACAAGAAGTAGAAAATGCTCAACAAGAAGTTGTGATATAAAATTCATAGAAAAGAGATAATTTATGAATAAGAAAGATTTAACAATCAAAGAGCGTTTGGCAATTTTAGAAACATTGATGACTAATCATTTAAAGCACCATGAAAAACATTTTTATATAATGTTGGCATTATTGCCTCCGATTCTTGGTGGGGTCGGTTGGATCTTATGCCGATTATATGGGGTTCTTTAATGAAATGGTTTGGTATGGATGATATTTTATTTTTAGTCCTTTTTGTTGTTATTGTTTTTAACGCAGGATTTTATCTTGGCCGAATTTATGAAAGGATAAAAAACAGATGAAAACAACGGCTTATTATTTAGATTACATGGCAGATGAGTACGGTGTTGACGGGCATAATGCTTTAACGTCAAAAGTTCTGCGTCAATTTAAAAAATATTTAGTTGATACAATTGAAGATTGGGAATTGCAAGGTGACATTGATTATTTAAAGCAACTTGGTATGTATAAAACCAAGGGCCCTGTTTCTGGAACAATTACAGCCAATCGTGGTGAGCAGACCGTAACTTTATCCAGCGATCCTGGATTTAAGGCCATTGGTTGTGAGCTTCAAGTGGCAGGAAAGATTTATACTTTGGTTCAGTATTTAGGTTCGAGTCAATTTAATATCTTCCCCGCTTTTATGGATGCCGACACAACAACCGAGGTTTTTGAAATTCGTTTTAATAGATTTCCAGCCCCGCCTTATTTTAAAAAGCTTCTTAAACGAAATATGATTTATTTAACTTCACTCGATCAACGGCACGAAATTCAAGAAATAGATTTTTCCAGACTTCCGTTAAGTAACGATGATTCGGACCCTGTTTTTTGCCAAGTTCGATATACAACGAGGACTCACGGATTTATTACCCAAGGAATTGTCTCAGGTTCCGTTATAACTGTCGGAGTTACGGCAACTGCCATGACCGATGATATGGTAAATATGCCTGTAATGTTTGAAGGACGAAACGAGATTTACCATATTGTTAATGTCAATAGTACAGGTAAGACTATCACACTTGATCGTGAAATTTCTTCTGCGTTAACGGCATCGACTAATATCTTTGTACTTCCCAAAGGATCTTATTTATTTGAGCTTTATCCTCATCCTGATGAAGAAAAGCAGATTATTTATGATTACTTAGAATCGGAAGCCTCAAAATCAGGAGATACAGAGATTATTCAAGCCCCCTCAACAGTTGTTCTTGCAGGGTTAAATATTCGATTAGCACGATTCAAAAAATCGGCATCCACTTCTGAGATCGAATCGTTAAAGGACTCTTTCACAACCGCAAAAGAGGACGCGAAGGCAAAAGAAATTACCGATTATGTTCCATCAGTAGCGTTTTTTGGAAGCGGTAGGGAAAACTATTACTCTACTGATTATGGACGTAAGCGTTATCCCAGGCGAAGAGGTCCTTATGGACGGCCTTAACAAATATAATACAATTGACATTCTTGAGTTTCGCGGATTGTATGCCGACAAAGAGGATACTTCTGATCAGTTTCCTACAAGTGGATCTCCTTATCAGCTTAATTTAGTTTCTTATACAGGAATTCTTGCTTCTAGGAAAGGTCGACTTCGTATTAATGATACAGCGTATGGAAATAAGGTCACCAGTTTAGTTTCCTATTTAGATAGAAATAATGTAGAGCATTTAGTATTTAGTATTGAAAATAGTGCCGAGGGTTTGGAAACACTTGACGGATCTTTAAAAGTCGAGTCTAATATTGGATTAAGGAAACCTTTAGAGGCTGTCTGGTCTATTCTTTATAATGATGAGTCTGATTATATTTATGATATGAAGATCCGAAATGATTATGTATATTTCTTGACGTTTAATTCACTTTCAGGCCATACTAGGATTTTAAAATATTCTAAAGAGGGAGTCTACCAAGGAGCCCATCTGTTTAGTGATTCGGCTTCCAGGACCGCTTTTGATATTGATGAGGATGAGAGTATTTACATCTTTAAACCTGATGCTGGAACCGAAGATTCTATCGAACAATGGGTTTGGGGAGGAACGATTGCTTCGGCTTCCGTTGTGTTGGCAACAGGAGTTGGAGCTACGGCGTATTACCTTTTATTGAATGGTCAGGATTTATACGTTGCTTATTATACTGATGGGGGAGACGATAAAATTGACCGATTCAACTTATCATTGGTACTTCAAGCCAATTTACTTAATTTGTCAGATACTCTTTGGACCAATAGTATCAGTCTTACTGATAACGGGACTATTTTTGTTACTCGTCGAAATTCTGCTGGAACGACTAGGGAACTTCGTTATTGGGACGGGGCTTCGTGGGATGCAATTTCTGGATTCTTTGGGAATTTGCCGACAAAAGTAGTTTGTCGTGAGGACAAGATTTATTTAGCTTTTGTAGATGATACATTAACAGGAGCATCACAAGCGGCATTTTACGTTTATGACATACATTGGAATTATTTGGAAAGAATGGGAAATGTGTATTTATCAGCCGCAACCAAAAACAAAGCTTGGGATATTACTTCGGTTATTGCAAATGAAACTGCTTCGGTAGAAGCGGGACGAATTCTTTTTGATTTGGATGATGAGCATATTTTTGTTGTGGATGGGATTGCCGATACAAGTTATACGATTAATATTTTAACTGTTATCAAAAAGTTTAGGAGATAACGTGGCTAGTAATTTAATTACCGCTATTTTAGGAAAACAATTTAGATCGGTTCAAGTGGACCGCTTACTTTATTTGACCGATGGTTTAACTCGGCCCAAAATGTTTGACGGAACCGATCTAGTTAATTGGGGAATTGACTGTCCAGCAACAGCCCCCGTAGCGGCGGCCTCGTCTACGGGCCTTAATGATGTAGACCTTTGTGAGCTTAGGTGGACTTCAGCCTCAACACAAGTTGAAGCTTGTGATTCGGCCTGGACCTTAGATCCTGCATGGTCGGTTGACGGCCTTGCTTCAATATCCTTAAGTCTCTATAAAGAAGGATCTGCCTCTGCTTCATTTTTATTTGGTACAAGTGTTCCTCCGCTTAGTTCAAATAGTGTTTTAATGCTTCATGGTGACGGATCTGATGGAGATACAACAACAGTAGATTCTTCAGCTTCAGAACATAGTGTTACTTTTAATGGAACAACAGAATTAGATAATGCGCAATTTAAATTTGGAACAACCTCATTTTTATTTAATGGAGGTACTTCTGATTATTTAACGGTTCCTGATAGCTCAGATTGGGATTTTGGAACAGGTGATTATACCATTGAATGTCAATTTAGAATTAGTACAATGATGGCTAATAATAAAATCTATACTCTATTTTATTCAATTTCAGGAGGAAAAGGGTTTTGGTTGCGAGTATATAAAACAGGCGGGGGTGTAATAACGATTGGATTAACTCATAATGCAACCGCCATATTTGACGAGGCTTATACTTTTGTTACAGATACATGGTATCATATTAGAGCAACTAGATCAAGCGGTGTGGCAAAGATATTTGTTAACGGTGTTCAAATCGGAGGAGATGTTGCGGCTACGCAAGATATTACTGGCGGGGGAATTCTTGGTCTTGGAGGAATTGCAGGATTAGGGGCGGGAAATTATTTTATTGGCCATATAGATGAAATCCGAATTGATAAGGGAGTAGCTTTAAGTACCAGTGCCTTTTTGCCTCCAACCGAGGCTTACGGGAATTTTATTGATTTAGACTATGATCCATTGGGTGTAACCGGATTAGTGGCTTATAAAGATATCGGTTCTATTGATTTATCAGGTTATTGGGGTATTCAATTCTGGATCAGAAGTTCTAAAGAAACAAGCGCAGGAGATTTAGAACTTGTTTTATACGATTCAGGAAGTGCAGTAGCCGAACTTGAACGAATTTCTTGTCCCGCATTGTTACCTGATGTCTGGACACAAATAAAACTTCCGTTTACAGATCCCGCAACTTTAACGACTATTCAAAGTCTTGGGTTATGGCTTAATGCTGATCTTGGAAAAAATGCAGTTTATTTGGATGATATTCGGGCTCTCCGATGCAAGATTACCTTGGATACCTCGATCCGTACAGAAGGAGCATCTTCAATTAAGATTGAAGTTCCAGGAAATATTCCTGACAATACTTTATTGGCCTATTATAATCATACGGCAATTGATTTTAGCGGAGATGCAAAAGTCTTTTTTGACGTGCGATCAAATGTTGATTTAGGATATCAAACTTTACAATTTTTGTTGGATGATACGGCAAATTGTGTATCTCCGACTAATTTATTATATATTGATCCAAATTTGGCAAAAGATACTTGGCATCCTGTTGGACTTACATTATCGACTCCAATGGCGGGAATTGTTAGTCATGGACTTAAACTTATTCAGCAAAATCAAACACCCTGTACAATTTGGATTGATAATATTCGTCGTGGTGCAGGGGCGGCAGGAAATTTAAGCGGAAGGTATTTTGCTTGGGTTTCTTTCTATTCATCTAAATATGATAGAGAATCTGATTTATCGCCGATTTCAAATGTAGTAACGGCTGAGGGTCAGGCAATTTCTCTTTCAAGTATTCCTGTTTCTACTGACTCACAAGTAGATATGCGCCGTATTTACCGATCAGCGGCGGGTGGGACTGTTCCTTATTTAGATCAAACGATCAAAGATAATACGACAACGGTTGCAACTCTAATAAGATCGGATATTTCACTTTTGAATGATACCCGTCATCCAAGTGGGGAGGAAGGATCTGGAAAATTTAATCCTCCACCAGCTTTTAAATATATGACAGTAAAAGACAATAGAATTATCGGAGTCGGGGCTGGTATCTACTCACGCGGTACAGTAAATGTGCAAAACGCCTCAGCAACTTTTACTTTTAACAATGCAGATTTGGATGAGACTTTTGTTGGTAGGAAGATTCGTATTTTAGGGGATCAAGAAGAATATTTAATTGAGTCTGTTAATGCTGTGGCAGGAACGGCTGTGGCTCGGCCAATTGATGATCTTATTTCGGGGACATATAAGGGCACTACCCGAAATAACCTAATTTATCAAATTTTTGGTGATGAAAATACCATTTATACGTCTTATATTGATGATTTTAATGTTCCAAGACTACATGGATTTCCTTTAGATCAGGCTCAAACAATTGAGGGGGGAAAGGCTACTGATTTAATTATGGGAATTGGTTTGGTTGGGGGAGCCATTTTAATTCCGAAAAAATCATCCACTTTTGTTGCCGAAGGGACTTATCCCCCATATACAATCGGAAGTCCGATTAGCGATACTCTTGGATGTGTGTCCCATAATACGATTCAAACGGATTTATCTGGTAGGGCGGTATGGCTTTCAGGAAAAAGCGGGTTAGTTTTTTCTGATGGTTTTAATGTTGTTAATATTTCTAAAAAGATGAGAAAAATTTTCGATGGATCACATGAACTTGGATTAAATATTTCACTTTATTCTGAGGCTCATGCAATTATGGACGTTACCAATAATCGGTATTATTTATTTTGTGCCAGTAAAAATTCCAGTCGAAATGATGTTATTATTGTGGTAGATATGGTTGCCGAAAATGTGAACGATTGGGCTTTTTATTATTTTACAGGAGTTGAGGCTGTGTCTTCAATGATTCTCTATGACGAGAACAGTGTTCCTTCTATTTATATAGGGGATTATGAGGGGATTATCTCTCGGTTGGAGGTTGGGTATTATGATGGGATTTCGTTAGGAACTTTGCGTGGCAATCCAACTTCTGCAACCGTTAACACCTTAACAGATACTTCAGCAAAATTTTTTACCAACGGTTCTGGTTTAGCTGGAATTCCATTGGTAGTAGAAGATCCAGATACAGGAGAGACTTGGACTTATACTATTTTATCCAATACAGGAACGGTCATTACAATTGATGGTGTCTTTGAAGAAATTCCGACCATCACATTTAATTATTATGTCGGAGGTTATGTAATTGCTTGGAAATCAAAAGTCGGATATCCTGAACGGGCTACAGATGAAGCCGAACTTTTTGATTCGGCCATTAATTATGCGGCTTTATCCGAATCTCGGTATCTTCGAGTAAAGTTAAATCAGAAATTATCCAAACAAAATATTTTAGATTATTTGGCCGATCTAGGTGATACTTCTGAAAAATCTATTATGTTAGTTGCTACAAGAGTCCCAAGTGTTCAGTGGGATCTTTCAGGAGTTTGTCACGGTGAAGAGATTAAGATTCATGCGTTAGGAATTCGATTTATACGACAAGGAGTAGTTTAATGTCAACAGTTAAACGTGGTGGTCATGTTTCTTTTAGGCGGCCAGGAATTGATCCCAAGATTGGTACACTATTGTCACGGTTAGTAAACGGACTTCCTGATGTTACTTATGGGACTGATTTTCCAATTGTACCAACTTGGGGAGATATGCACTATTATACTGGTGAGACTGATGATCTGTATACCAAAAATAAATGGTATGCTTACACTCCAAATGAATCGTGGGAATCTATGAACGCTTCCGTTGTTGAGGGATCAGCTTTGCGCGGAGATATTCCAAGTGGGGTAACGATTGCAGATTACCTTTCTAAATTCGGCGGTAAAATGGAAGGGTTAATTGAGTTCAGCGAGGCTCAAACTCTTCCTGCCGAAAAGTTAGTTGGTGAAATTCCTTCAGGAGTCCTTATAAGAGATTATTTGAAGACGCTTGGCGGGAATCTTCTTGGGACTCTTTTTATGACTCACCATGATATTCGTGAGATCAAAAGGCTTCAAGGATATGATGCTCAGATTTATGTAGAGATGGGTGTAGACGGAAATTTGACTTTATCTGCGGATTCCCTATTAACCTTATCTGCCGCAGTAATTACTTTAATAGGGGCTTTATCTCTTATAGGAGATTTATCAGTTTCAGGTTCAATGGTATCGTCAAATATTCAAGCTGGAGCAATACTTAATCAGGATTGTTCCATAGGAACTTCACCTGATTTTAGCGGAGCGAATTTTCATAATTATAATCTTGTGGTCCATGACGGAGATGTTGTAACTCATAATGGAGAGGTGGTACACAACTAATGTATTTACAAGAAAATGCGATTACCAAATTAGCAACAGTAGCCGATGTGGACGTAAATGTTACCACTAAAACTACTATTTTTACCGTACCGACAGGAAAAAAGGCAATCATCACTCATCTTATTTTTAGAGATGCGTCTATTTCATTGACAACTGCAAGTTGGGGGATTGGATTTGATGCAGGAGCAATTGATGTGGTAGCTGATGAGACTTATACTGAACTTACTGGAAATACTTTATTAACGATTAGACAAGCCAAGGACGGCGCAAAACTTGGTGCGGCGGCAGATATTCTTGGGCTCAAATGTAGTATTGCTCAAGGTGCGGCGGCAACGATTGATGTAGATGTTTTTGGATATCTTATTGATGCTTAAAGCAAAGGAGAACTAATATGGCATGGGGAACAGGAGCAGGAACATGGGGTTCGGCACAAGCTGGACCTGATATTTACCAAGCGGCCTTGGTAACGAGAGATAGAGCCTTACAAGGTCGGCAGGATGCGATTGATGTTTTAAGGCGTACTATCTCCCAATTGGAAGGCAATCCAATGGCTCAACTCCTTCAAGAAAAGCTAGAATTGATTATTGAGCATCCGTCCGTTATTACTGACGAGGTATTTAATAATATTATGTCAGCTACTAATGAAATGTTGGATGCAACTTATGATTCGGAAACTCGGCAGTTTTTAGATACGGCTAGGGCAAGGGGGATTACAGGACCAGCCTTACAGTCTCAGCTTCAAAAGGCTAAATCGGCAAAGACTCAAGCATTAGCTCAAGCTTATCGAGATGCTGTTATCGCTAGGGCACAAGAAGGCCGTACAACTCAACTTGAAGCGGTTAATCAATTAAATAATTTTTTATCTAATTTCTTTAATCAGAAAAGGGTATTGACAGAAGATCTTGCAAATGTTCTTAGATCCGTAGTCGAGGAGCCTTATGTAAATCCAGGGCCTCCCGCGTTACCGCAAGCCCCTAGTGCTGGTGGGGCTGGGGGAGCAGGAGCCTGGGTTCCTATTATGGGTGAGTATCCTGGGGCTCCTGGTGGAAGTATCGCAGAACGCGCAAGGCAACGAATGGAAGAGGATATCGCTAAAATGCGGGAACGATATCTTGGAACAGGACCTTTGGGAGCTAGGGGAGAAGAGGGTCGTAATATTATGGGAGTATCTACTCAAGCCCAAGCCGATCAATTAGCTCAACAGCAAAAACAAATTGAACAGTTACAAGCGGCTCAACCTTCGGCTACCGTTGCTTTACCTGAGTCTGTACCTGGAACTGGTTATGTTGAAACTGCGGGTGGAGGGGGCCGCCTTTCTGCCGAGGATCTTCAAAGCCAGCTACAAGAGCAAGCAACTCAGGCCATTCAACGGACTATGCCTCAGCCTCTTCCTTCAGGAGCAGAATCGGCTGAAGCTATGGCAGGACGAATTGCTCAATATGGATCAATGGAGCCAGGAGTTCAAGTTCAAAATGTTCGTCTTCCGATGGGTGGGACCGTTTCCAGTTATGCAGAACCTACCGCAAGAGGTGGAGTAGAATCTAGTTTACAACTACCTGGCCAACAGCAACCGTTGGTGTATGGAGGTGGGGTTCAAGAAACTCAAAGAGTTGTGGGAGAATTGCTTCCTAAATATGGAGCCGAGGCCTTAATCGGAACTTCTGAAGGTGCTGGTGTCCGAACTGGAACGGTAATGCCAGCTAGTGCTACTTACGATCCTAGAAAAAATCAACAGCAAAATTTGTTGGCTTGGCAGGAATTCCTAAAACGGGCAAGAGCTAGTGGTGATCCAAAACTTATGGCCGTTACTATGACAGAATTTATGGGTGGGGGAACTAGCGGAACTCCAACAACTAGAAAAGGTCAAGCCCTTGTGAATAAACTTCGAGATGAAGGTGGTGGGGCAGGAACCGTTATAGAAACCTCTGAGGGTTTCGGAGTGAGGAAATAAAATGGCAACCGTAAAAACACTAACAGATTTTTATATTGCACAAAATAAACTTGCCGTAGAAGCCGCAGGGCAAACGGCATCTTTGAAAGCGGCGGCTCAACGTCAAAGCCAAGCCATAGGTGCGGAAGCGGCTATGGAAGCTAGACGATTAAAACAAATGGAGCAGTTAGAAAAATTTCGACAAAAGATGGAATCTATGCGGGAGGCTAGGCATTTATCTGCTCAGGAGCGTTTGGAGGTTGCAAAGCTTGAAGCCGAAGATGTTCGTAACAGAATGGCGGCTGAGGTTCGCTTAACCGAAGGAGAACGAGAACGTGAGTTGAAAAAAGAGTTAGAAAGATTAAAACAGCAAGGAGCAAAAGAGCGTACTGAATATAGTGCGGCTGAGGCTATGAAGAGAGCAAAACTTCAAGCAGAAACTCGGTTAAAGACGGCTGAGGGGACTCCCGCCGAACAACGATTAAAGGTGGCCCAAACGATTGAAGCCGAAGAACGTGCTAGGCTTTTGCGTCAACCCTCCAAAGAGGATTTGGTGGCTCAATTGCAAGCTTTGAAAGAAGCCAAGGATAAAAAAGCTATTAGTGGAGATATTTATAAAACCCAACGAAATTTAATTGAAGATCGTCTGTCACAAAGCGGGGTTGATATTGCCTCAGATCCAGATGTTTTAGATGTTATATTGCCTACGCCGCAAGAACGGGAACAAGAAGTGATGGCTTCAAGTAATCAGCTTTCCGATTCGATTAGACAAACAGCCGTGACTAAACTTCAAAATGAAATGGACAGGTTGTATACGATTCTTCAACAAGCCGAGATCGGAGAGGGTTTGCGCTGGGCCTCTCCAGAAGCAAGAACAAAAGGAATTTCACTTATCCAAAAAAGAATAGGAACATTAGAAAAGGAATTGCAGGATATCTTAGATGCCATTTAATTATGAGTATACAGATCTTCCAGAGGAGTTACGCGATTTAATTACTCCTGCTGAGAAAGAACCAATTCAAGTTACTCAAGATGTTCGGACCGATCCAGAATTGGATCGTCTTCTAGTTAAGTCCAAGCCCGAAGTACCCGACTTTGATCTTACAGGGCTTGAGAAGTACATCGTCCGAGATACTGAGGAGCTTACCCAAGATCAAGAAATCCATAAGGATAATATTGTTTCTACTCAAAAAAGGAATAATCTTGAAGGTTTGTGGGCGAATGTTCTTCAAGGAACAGCAGAGGCAGGAGCCGCTTTTTTCGGAGGATTACAAACAGCGGCAGAGGCAATTGGAAAACCTCTTGGCCTCAAGCCTAGTGGGACATTTAAAGATCTTCAAACAATGTATGAAGAAAATGCTGAACTTTTAGATCAAGTTGGGTATCAAGGTGAAGGATTTTGGGCTGATGTAACAAAGACAACGGCAAGAGGTATTGGCCGTGTGCCGCTAGATTTTGCTCAAATTTTATCACTTGGAAAATTTGGACTCCCTATTCATTCGGCTATTACTTCTGGTCTTGATGCGGTTGGTGAGGGAAAAGACATAGATGAAGTTCTTGGTGCAACAGGGGGAGGAGCTTTAAAGGGAGCCCTACTTCATGGATTTTTAAAGGCTACTTCACTATTTCCCAAACGAATTTCGGTTCCTATTTCAGGAGCAGGGTTTGGTGCTATATCTGCGGCGGCAGGAGCCGAAGGTCCAGAAATTGTTTCCTCTGCAATTATTGGCGGTGGTTTACAAGCAGTAGGCCCATCTCCCAATTACAAAGCATGGGTGGCAGGAATTAAGTTAGCTAAACCAGCCGTTAAAGGTTTAGATTTTCAGGCCAATAAATATGCATTTTATAATAGATTTAAGGACTCGTCCACCAACTTTGATCAGTTAAAGTTGGATATCCTTCAGACAGCAAACAAATATCTTCCTGCTGAAATTATGGGGGATTTTACGGTCACGGTTAATGCAAATAAAGGAACTCAATCTATGCTTTCCATTATGGGAAAGGGTCCTGAAACATTAATTCGTGAGGCCAAAACGCCGCGTCAATTAGAAAAGGCTTTTGAAAAAGTTACAAAGAAAGTAGAGTCTCGGTTGGAAACTGAACGGGTTGAGGCGTTAAAAGCAAAAGGCTTTGGCAGGGTTTTAGAGAGTATGGCCGATACTTATATGATCAGCATGACCCCACTCCGCGTGGCCGATGCTTTGGGAGGCTATCAAAATTATGGGAGCTTAGATGCACGTTTGGTCAAAAGATTTTTTCATGCCGAAACCAGAGCCTACTCGGTTGGAAAATGGCTGGGGACAAAATATTGGGAAGAGATTCGAGATCTTGGGGTAAAGAGAATTGATCCAGAAATGGAATTTCGTCTTACCTGTCATGGCTTAAAGCAGATGGGGGCTACAAATGCTTTGCATGAACTTTTACGGTCCAGGGGATTATCCGTACCTCCTCCGCTTCAAGGAACCGAAGCTTAAATCTTAAAGATCACGAATGAGTATATGGATGCTCATGTTCGAGAACTCGCAAAAGAGTGGGAAATAGAAACAGGCAAGCCGTTTACGAAGGTTTTTGGTTATGTTTTTCCATTAAAGTATGTCGGAGAGCCAATGCTTTCCACTAGAAAGTTGCTTGCCCGTAATATGAAAAGACGGCCTGGGACTAGGGGTGGTAAAGAACGATTTAAGCCAAGGGTCCAGCCGACAAAAACTCCTCGAAGTGATTTTTTTACTTTGGTCATGGAGGGGATTAATGAGCAACAATGGTTTCTTAATATTCACCCTCAAATTAGACGGACAGAAAAACTCATCGGTCACAAACTTTATCAACGAACCGCAACCCCTAGACATAATCGGTTTTGGGCCGAGTATATTTCTGCCTTTAAAACTAAAGGTCAAAATGCTCCCTTCTTTAGAGAAACTTGGATGCTTGGTGCGGCTCGAAGAAATCTAACTACGGCAATTTTAGGGTATAAACTTACTTCGGCTTTAGCCCAACCTTTTGCTGTTATGGATGCTATGTCTTACGCCGTTCCCCTTTACGGACGAAAAGTAGCTCAGGATATTTTAAAAGAAGTTAGCCGTAGTTTATTTGTCGATGCTAAATATGCAAAGAAGGCCATGAAGAGATCTCACGCATTACGGGTCCGATCAGGTGGTGAGGCCGCTATCCGTGATATTGAGGTTTATGATCCTCAGGCCCATTTTAAGGGAATGATTGCCGAAACCAAAAGAGCTTTTAAATCTCCAGCGGAACCTGGTGTTTTTAAAGGCTGGGCTAAGAACGCTTGGAAGACTTATAAGAATGAGTCATTAGCTCTTCTTCGTGAGCTTGACGTTAGGACAGCCGCAGGAACTCAAAAAGCAATTGAAAAGATTTTACGAAAAAATAATATTCCCAATTGGCGAAGAGAAGCTGAAGTCGTGATGAGTATTATGAACGGATCGGCTGAGATTTCAATGAGGCCATTGGTCCTTCATCGAGGCGAAATGCCAAAGATGTTTTTTACTTTTCAATCCTTCTTCCTTAATAGATGGGGAATTATCGCACATGATTTAATTGATAAAGGAATTCTTAAAGCAGTTAAATCTAAGGCAGAAATGGCCAGGGAAGCGACTAGGGCTTTTAAAGATCCTGAGCTTTTTACTCAGGCTTTGCAAACAAAAGAATGGGCTTTGCTTACACCTGAAAATCCTAATTATCAAAAGCTTGGAAGATTAAAAAATAAAGCGCGAAGGATTGAATTTGAAAAAGATATCCGTGAACTTGGGTACGAGCCCATTAAGGCTAAAGGGATTTATAAGCCTGACGGTTATCGAGAAAACTCTTATCTAATTCCTGGAATGAGTACGGAGGAGGCAATTGTTCTTGGTAAGAAATGGGGACAGGCAGAAGTAGCAACTGATAAAGGTTTGGTTACTGCATCTACTGGAATGAGAAAACGATTTAATCTGGATCAGATTAATACAAAACCTGGAAAGGATTTATTTATTACTTCATTAAATATTGGGGGCCGCAAGATTCGATTCAACATTCCATATAATGAAACAATGACTCGCCTTACCCGTGAAGAGATTCGACCCAAGTATACTCAAGGATCTTGGAAGAGTAGGTTCAATGCTTTGATCGGTCTTATGATTCTCGGTGCGGGAAACGTAGCAGAGAATGAAGTACGAAAAGCTCTTTATCAATTTACAACTGGAGCCGATGTACCTACCCAAGATTTATTGACCCAATTTATGATGACGGTTCCAGAGCATGTCCCTGTGTTTGGTAATATGCTTCAAGCCGTATCCAGAGGCAGGGGATTTGAGCCTCCGTTGATTAGGGCCCTAGATAATCTCTTTGCAGGGACCTACCGAGTAATAGCGGGAAAGAAGGGAACCACAAAAGTTCGGGGAGCTATGAAAGCTCTTGAATCGGCAATTACCGCAACGACAGGCATCCCTGGTACGGCGCAGTTTTTTGATTTGGCCGAGCTTCTTCTCAAAGAGCCAGGGGCTCAGCATCATATTAACCTTACTAAGCGACAAAAAATGATTCGCAGAATAAGGAGGTCCTAATGTTCGGTAGTGCAAAAGATTTACTAAAAGTTTATGAAAAAGCCAAACAAGATCTTGGAGTATTTTTAAAAACTCAAGGTGAAGAGTACATTAAAGGAAAGAAACTTGTGATTAAACCCAAATATGGCAAAGATGGGTTTCAAGTCGAGTTTAGTTTAGAGGATAAGTAAAGTAGTTTAGTTGTAACTAAATTACTATACATAATTCTATAAGGAGTTGTATGAGTGCATCCAAATCGTTGCATCAAATCGTACAAACTGGTGATTTGATCTTTAAAGCTTCCGATTCCATTATCGGCAAGATCATTCGCAAGATTACTTTCTCAAAAGTAAATCACGTTGGAATTGTCTTTAGTCCGACCAAAATTTTTGAAACAGATTTAAAATATGGACGGGCGATTATGAATGATATATTTCAATGGCAGGGAGATCGTGTCATTATTATTCGTCCTTTATTTTATACTCCAGAATCTCCTGGCATGGTCCAAACTCTTTGTGAGCTTTATAAAGGAACACCTTACTCGGTATGGGACGTACTGTGTAATGGGGCCTTGTTTTGGCTGAAGGACGAGATCCGGTCTTCACTGCTTTCCTTCTTATCGACCAAGGGATTTATGCACTGTGATGAGATGTCGGCCAGGATCGTATACGAATCTACTGGTCATAAGAGCTTGAAATATTGGGAAGGATTTACACCAGGGATGCTTCTGGAAATCTGTTTAAAGCATCGGATGGATTATGAGATTGTCTTCAGTTCACTCTAAGATTCTGCTTACCTTACTTCTTTCTCTCCTGGCAATTTGTTGGGTAACTCTAGTCCAGTATATTCAGTTTATTCAAATGGTAAAAGCTGTAACTTCGTAAAACTATTTATTCTTCCTTTCATCATAGGGTCTTTTTTCAACTAAAGTTCGATGGTACTTGAGGTCCGTCAACATCATCTCTAAACATTGAATTAATTCTTTCTTTGAATCCCCTGAAGGCCACTCTGGATGGTAGGACCATGCTGAACGATCTTTTTTTCCAATGCGTGAAAGAGGAACCTTTGGGAAATACTCTACTATGCAATAAAACCAATGTTTCTTTTTTCCTACTTTAGTAAATTTCTTACAAGCTCGATAATACCAAAAGCCCATTATTCTAACCCCTTTCCGTCGAAGATAGATTTTAGCCCTCCTGAGTGTTTCATTTTTCGTGTATCCGATCTCATTAAATAATCTTCTACCAAAGCCCTTAGCCAAATCGGAAGTCGTTTCAATTTGGTATGACTAATTTGGTGTGAACCTTGTACCGTTTCTATTCCGCTTGCATGGATTAATTCGTGGATCAAAGCCTCATAAAATCGGATACAGAAATTGAGTCTAAACGTAGACGGCTCTTCGTGGATTGGTATTCCTTGACGTATAATTGACCCACTTACCGCCGTATAGATCTCAGTTAAGAAGATGTAAACGGTATTCGTAATAGGGCTATAAGCCCCGAAAGGAAGTCGTTTATACCATCCTTTTTTCCTGGCAATCCAGCGAAACCACCAGGGCCTAGATGAAAGAAAGTCCTGGTAATTATCCCACAATTCCAGTTTAACTTTTATCTCTGGTTTCATTATGCCTCCGTCCCTTGTACCAAGGAAACATATCACGCCTTAATTTAGCCATTCGTCCATCTGGATGCGTAAATACAATACCTTCTACAAATCCATTTTCCTTTATTCCGCGCCGAAGCGCATACAAAGGCATTAATTCTTTAAACCATTCTGAAATAGATTCAAAGGTTTTTGGATGCTTCCCCCAACATTTATAAGCCAAGTGTTTGTCACAATAGCCTTTGAATGGAAGCCACAAATTTCCTATAAGTTGATATGGATTTCCATTAACCTTTTCTCCGATCAATTCTCCAAAATGCTGTCCATCAGAAAGAAATTCAGTATAACCTTTCCCGTATGATTCTAAAACCCCTCTGGTAATAAACTGCTTTCCCTTGTTAAAAAAAGGTACTCTCTCGGTACGATTCCACATTCCTGTGATAGTGCCATCTTGAATATAAATGCTTACATTTGTCCCGTGAAGTTTTTCAATAGCCTTTACTTCAGGGTCTTCAAAAACCCACTCATATCCAAGAGCAACTTCAGGAGTAACCACATAAGATCCATCAATTTCTTTTCGTACAAATGGAGATTCAAGTTTAGGCATATCACTTATGCTTTTCATTTGTTTTTCCTTTCTTATACTTTGAATACCGGATACATTTTTTACAGTGTATACTGTAATTCTTACAGGAACCCTGCTTGGGACACCAGCCTATATTCCAATTACCCCTGCTCTTGTATCCCATCGAAACCTCTATTGATTATCATGGGGTATCTTGAATACTTATTTATCAAACTAAAAAAGTCTGGTACTTTAGTGCTTGCCATAAGTTTTTCCTCCCATGTTTTAGTTCGTCGATAGCAACGGTACTCTAAATACCGATATAAACAACATAAACGCTGAAAAGATCTGTACTTCATTATTCTAACGGACCTTCTTCCCGTCCCGCCTCACCGTTATCCAAAGTAGTATTTTTCATAGGCCTCATTTTAAATTTAACACGACGAGAATCCTGCTGTCTCAACCGAAGTAACTCATTAATAATATTTTTACAGAAGAGTCTCTCAAACCAATTAAACTTTGGTGGGATCAGTTTCATAAACCAAGGTCGAGACTCAACGACTTTAATCATCTTGTCGGCCCATTGTAAAAGTAGTTTGCTATTATGCTCCATTAACTTTTCTCCTTTCCTTTTATCCTTTCATGGAGATACCCCATCACATTAAACAGGACCGCACAAATCGAGTCTTCCATATCTTCCTCACCTGCAAACCCTCGATGCTGAGCCCAAAGATCCATGAAATGCCTGAAAGCCGATTTCATGTAAGTATCCAAAGGAATTCCTTTTTGCCAATTATCTGAGGCCCGCATATTTCCATCGGCTTGCTTCCGATGTTTATGAAGGTATTGAGCGTACCGTTTTAGAACTAATGGACTAAGGAAACCCTCATAATCCAATTTGTTTATATCCACATTTCGTGTAGCCCCTGATGCAAAAGTTCGCATCTGATTTTCTGTAGCAGGATAAATCGCTCCAGGTCTTGCTTCAATCTTAGTTGGATCAAAGTTTCCTTTTTCCTCATCGTACTTAGGGTATGGACTGTTCATCGTTTTTAGTCTCCTTTTTTGTTTTGTGAAATGAAAGGCAAAACAAGTGTTGCCAACTTCGAGGTACAATAGCAATTGTGACATGCCAACTGTTTTGTACATATTGAAAATTTCCAAAATCCACCACTGTCTCTAAAGGGCCACCAATAAACAAGCCCCACAATTGTCCGAAATCTAAATAACCGAAATGAATAGATTCAATCACATGCTGTTTGAATTTCTTTTTTAGTTCGTTTACAATATGCACAACGTCCTCCTTTGGCAAAATAATGAAAACCATTCTTACAACCATTTGTACCAAAGTCTATTTCATCAGCCGCTTTCTTATGAAATGGCTTAGCATACTTCTCATCTGTTGGCCTTCGCCATGACCCTTTTCTAACGTGATATTTACGGTTCAGATACTCCTGGAGGGGCATCGGGTATTTTCCCATCGTGTCCCTCACTTCCCCTATCCTCTCCAGTTTCCCCGTCTTTTCGTTGAATTGGTATCGGCCCCTTTGGATCATCTTTTGCTTGATCTCCTGTGATCTTACGAAGATCTTCTTGAGATTTTTCCAAAGCTTCTGTAGCTGTTTGAACATTCGATTCCTCCGACATAGTTTTCAAGGGAATTAAATCCCCTATAATTCGGTGAGCTAAAATAGACCTGGCCAAAGTTCTAATTAAAGCCAAAGCTCCCTTTACCTCGGCTTTCTTGGTCCCTCCCAAGATCTTAAACGAATGATACCTTTTTTCAAGATCTTGTTCTAGTGATGCTAATAGGACCAATAAAGGATCGGCCTGAGTCCAGGCATCTCGGATTGTTTGAATGGCCCGTGTCGTTCCAAGATACCTGGTCTTATTTCGTTTGTCTTTAGATTTACTTCCCATAACTACCTCGCAAATCTTTTGATCCGATGAATGTGCTTCATTGGATAAAACTCATCGTGATCATAATGATACTCAACTTGACGAAAGAATTGTGGACTATCAGGAGGAAAAGGATTAGGTCTTAAAACTTCTTTGAAAACAATTAACCTTACCATCCTTCCTTCAATAACCATTCGACAATTCTTTATCCAAAATGCTTCAGGGCTATCCTTAAAAAGAATTTGGATATCGACTTTGCCTTCTTCTGTTCCTGTTGGACTTGGCTTCATTTGTTACCTCCATACCAATTAAGAAAATCTTCGACAGTCTTGAATCGTTTAGTCGTGTACTCTACTATCCAAGGATGCTCAGAGTAGTTTTCGCTGACAAAGTAAATTGGCTTCCTCATCAGGACCGCGCAACACATCTCAATCGCGGTTCCAAAAGACGGCTTACGAACAATAGTAAACAACGCCTCTTGTGCGGCTAAGTTCTTCAGATCATCCTGGACAATTCCTTTGGAATCTCGTTTGGAAAACTCCAATTCAGTTTTCCCACTTCCATACTCGAATTCCGTAGAGTCTAGTTGACGCATTTCTTCAACCCTATCTGGATTATCGTAGAACGGATTAAAGAGCAAGATTCCCAAGGTCTTTTCAATTTCTGCTTCAATCTCTCTGAACTCTTTCCGATCATTGAAATTGTGAGCAAAATAAAAAGTTTTAGGTTTGGACATGGGTTTTCACCTTTGTCTTTCTATGGTATTTTTTGGAGTCGTGAAAGAACTTTCTCCAAAATTTTCGGTATTTCCGTTTTGTTAACTTACGGAGTGCAGTGATTCCGTAAACGTCATCTATCTCGACCCACAAGATCCCTAAAACGGCAAGTGAGCCAATGATATGAATGGTTTCGATTAAGAATTGAAACATTGAATATCTCCGTCCGTAAAGCCATTCTCTTGCATTTTCTTGTGTTCATAATTCATAACATGAACGCTAAAGAAGCAGAGAAGGGCCCCCAGCATAGCCCCCAATAAAAGGCAAGCTGTGGTCCACCGTTTTTCTCTTGCAAATAATCTTACAGGGATCTCGTATAAAACGTATGTAAGATCGCCAATCTTTTTATGGGTAAGCTTTGGCGTAAGCTCTTGTAATCCTGGTTCAAATTGAACTCGTTCTTTTTTCTCAGTCCAAGGCATAGTAACCTCCTTAAAAATATACTTTGTGATAGATTAGTAAACTTACAACCAATCCTATTAAGGCCGCTATTCCTCCGATTACATTAAAGATTGTTCGTATCACGGCCATTTTATACTCTTCTTTTTTCCTGTCTGGTCGTTTATCTGGTACTTTGATTAGAGCCATCTTTCGTAGATCTCCTATCTCTGGTTTCTTTACCGCAATCCTGACATTTGTAGCGTCGGTATTTAAAAACCTTGGTATAAAACCAACCATTTTTAACCATGCGTTTACTACCGCATACAGAGCACTCAGAAAGACTTTTTACACCTTTATATAGGGTTAGATTAGGATGATTGACTATGTAGGGCTTTAAATCCTCATAAAGCTCTTCTAGTAGCCGTACATCGTGTTTACAGTAGGCTTTCATCACCTTCCATGATTTCTGTTCCCCTTTCATACATTTAATCCATAGAGGAAAGCCCTCATGTGGAATTTTCATACCCAACTTTCTTCGCCGTGTCAAGAAATCTAATTTATTACTAACGAATTTAAAATGTTTCTTGACTACTTTCAGTGTATCAATAGACTGGAACGAAGAAGGTGGTTGCATATCGTTCTTTAAAAAGATAGTGTTTAACCATTTAATATCAAACTTATCCCCATTGTGGGTAATCACTATGTCAGCTTCGTTTAAAAGACTCCACATACTTTCTGCTATATGCCTATCACAATGAGGATTATTTTTAAATGTTTCAGGATAATCAATAATACTATCATACATAATCTTTTTTTGGTGGAGCCATTTCGCGGCCCAACAAATTACATACCCCTCTTCAACTATTTGGTTAATAGCTACGTTCTGATCGTATAAGCCCCATGTATAAACTAAATTAGGAGCAGTTTCAATATCAAGTAGTAAAATTTTAACCTGTCTCATTAATCCTCTTATCCTTTCGCTTGCCCCCAATTTTGAACGATTTTAATATCGGCTTCGAGGGGACAATCTAAATGAATTGGTTCTCCTTCCCAACAAGGACGTTCAAGAGCTTGTCGGATATATGGAACTAAAAGACGTTCTTCCTCATCATTTGGACAATCAAAAACAAGCTCATCATGGACTTGCATAACCATTTTAGTTTCAAAGCCCATTCGTTTGATATGATCATAGATCATTACCATTGATAATTTTAATAGATCTGCCGCAGATCCTTGAATAGGATAGTTTACTCCCGTTGTGCCTTCATATTTATCTTTACCAATGTAAAGTTTTCTTCCTAAAATTGTTTGCACATATCCTTGGTTACGGGCCAAGTCAATTTGTTTATCCTTCCATTCAGTAATATGGACGTAAGTATCGTCCTGTTTTTCTAAAAGTTCTTGAGCAAACACCTCCGATTGGTCAATATCTTGGGCCAATTTTTCGTAGCCAACATTGTAAAGCATGGCAAAATTTAAAGTCTTTCCGTGATGCCTAGCGTCTGGACCTGTAAGTCCTAATTCGTCGGCCTTAATTTGGTGATAGTCTATCTTGGTTTTAGTTCGCTTCGCAGTTTTAAAAGCCGCTAACATTAAAGGTTCTTGACTCAATTGAGCCATTAGCCGTACTTCAAATTGGGATTGATCAGCTACAATCAATCGTCCTTTTGGAAATCTGGATATAAACGATTCTCGAATCATTCTGCCTGTTTTGGTAAGGACAGGCATATTTTGGAGATTAGGTTCGGAACTTGAAAAACGTCCTGTAACCGTCCCTATTTGATTATAACGACCATGTAAAATTCCATTCTCATCAAGCATTGTAGGGATCTTTTGAATATAAGTGCTAAGAAGTTTTGAGTGTTCTTTGAATTGTTGTATATAAGGAATAACTGGATGATCGTTTTTTAATGCCACTAAACATTCTTTATCTGTACTCGGTTGCGGGTTTGTTCCTTTGGTAAGTCCAACAATCGGTAGGCCCAGGTCTTCAAATAAGGCCTTATTTAATTGTTTAGGACTCGCGGGATTTAAGTGTGGTCCGAGATAGCCAGCGATTCCGTCCAAGGCTTCCTGAATATTTTTCTGACAAATTTTTTCAGCCTTCTTCAAAACTTGGGGGTTAATTTTATTTCCTGTTTCAACCATATCGGTAAGGATCTCGCTGATCCGCATTTCTAATTTAAAAAGTTTCCAATCGTTAGGATCTTCTTTAAGTTTGTTCTCTAATATTGGACGAAGACGAAAGGTACTCCGTGAATCATCACAAGCGTAATTTAAAACCGTTTGGATATCAAGCTTTTCTATTTTTCTGTCTGCGATCTTTCGGACCCCAGGAAATAAATCCTTAAACTCAGTTAGGTTCTCACCCAATTCTTTCTTAGCTAGGTCTTTTAATGTAAACCACTCTGAGGGATTAAGTATATATGCGGCTAATTGACAGTCAAATTCAACTTGATGTAGCCGATAACCTTTTTTACGAAGCATTAAATCATCAAATTGTGCATTAAATAAAATCTTTTTTGAGACAAGAGAACTTACCAATTGGGTGATCTCTGGAGAAAAATCCTCTAGCTTAAGAAGGTAGCCATTGTCTTCGCTGGTACTAAACGATAAATACAGAGGATTAGATTGTGGGTACTCTAAACCCGTTGTTTCCGTATCAATTGAAACCCATTCGACTCCCTTCAGAAGCTCAGAAAGATCCGAAGGGTAGACTATTTCATACTTTTTATTCATCTATGTACCTCACGCTAATGGTTCCAAATCTTAAAGTGGCCCATTTTGTTAATTGCTCAAATTGTTGACCAACGAAGTTACGAAGTATGGGGGCCGTTTTCGTGATCGTGCCCTGCTTATTGACGGTAACAAGACAGGTAAATTTTTTATTAGAAATCCAAAAGTTATCTTGTTTCATGGTATATTTTAAATCCCTCCATTTTGGTTTTGTAATAGATTTGGAAACCATCCATTATTCTCCGTAATCTTTTTTTAATGCCCTGGCGCGTGATCGAAAAGTAACGTGCCATCATCGTTTGGGTATGTTTAACTTTATACATATCAATAAGTTTTTGATCTTCTATGGAAAGTTTATCAAAATATTCTTGCCAGCATCCCATAATCTTATCCCATTTCTTTTGATCATTAACTTCTTTTAACATAGCCAAAAGCTGAGGATTATATTTTGAGGAGTTTTGTCTGTATTCGTTTCGATAAACTCTCTCTAAAGCTTTTCGATCCCGTTGTTCCTGGTAATCCTTTTTCTTGATTTGCCTTGCACGTTTTTCTATAATTTCCTTGGCCTCATCATAAGAAGGAGGCCGAGTTGCTGTGTGGTTATTATATAAAGCTACCCACAATTCCTGGATCATGTCTTCTAAGGTAACAGTCACAAAAGATCTTCGATGAAATCGAATAGCCGTTTGCCAAATCAACTTTTCATATTGTTTTAAGTCTTGCATTTTGTAAACTCCTTTATTAATTTTTCAAAACGGGCCGCCATGATTCTTTTTAGCCCCTCAAATATTAAGCACCAGCCGATCATCTCATTATTCCTGGCAATACGATGCTGGACCTGACTGATAATATAATGCTCTCCTTTGGTAATCTTGGCAATCAAATCCCCTTGAGCCCTGGGATGCTTCTCGGACTTGTAGATAACATGATGGTCCAGGTACGTTCTAGGTTTCTTCAGTTTTGCCATTGTCAGGTTCCATTTCTTCGACAGATTTATCAGTTTTTTGTTTCCTTGTTTGCTTCAATGGTTTCTCATAGTATCGTTGACTATTCGTATCAAAATAAAAATGGCAGGTCGCGCTCTGTTTAGTGAGCTTAGCACAATCATCACGGATTTTATTCCAAATAGCTTCGACATGGTTTACACCCCGTACTTCCTGGGCCCCATTCCTCCAAAGAACAATAATATTATCAAAATCTTGTTTCATTGTCGGGGAACCACGAAGCAAGCTCATTCCATTTTTGCGGATCTCATCATCTGATTCGGTTGTTCTTGGATGAACTACCGTAAGAATATGGGTTTCCGTTCTCTTGCACAAGGTTTCGATTAGCTTGGTAAACTCACACAAAGAATCATACTCTTTTTTGGATCGGTCCATAAAAAAATGGAGATGGTCCAGCAAAACAAATTTAACATGATAAAGCTTAGAAGTCATCTCAACGGCATCCTCAATTTGGCTTGGCGTAATAGACCCATACACATCAATGAAAAAAAGATTCCTGCTTAATAACCACTCTCTTGCCTTCTTGTATTCGTCAGGGGTAACTTGTTTTTTATCATAGAAATCTTTGCCTAAATAAATTGAGATAAGCTTGGCCAAAACTTTTTTAGTCGTAATCTCTGAAGAGGCTATCAACACGCCATCATCTGCATTGAGTCTTTCCACCACGATATTTAAGCTAAAGGTACTTTTCCCTGACGTTGTTTCTCCTGTAATAATAGTAGACTCACAATCACGCCAACCTACCAAGGTATTTTGAAATTGTTTAAATCCTGGGGTCCGACCTTTGGCCGTTTCAACCTGATCATATAAATTATCGGCTAAATGGATAACCTTATCTATAGCAACGGTTTCATCGTCAGCATAATTCTTGGCTTCTTTGATACACTTTTGAATTTCTTTTGCCGATACGCCAGCCATCAAACATTCGTTAAGATCTTTTAATGGGAGGTAGACACGGTAGCATCGGTATTTTCCCAGCTTTTTTGCTAATTCAAAAGCTCCCTTGTCTCCCGCGTCATCGTTGTCCCCGATTAGATAAATTTTTTGGAAACCGTCAAGCTCCTCTACCCAAGGCCCAAATCCTAATGCCCCTGACGGGACCGAGACTACGTTTTTCATTTTATATCGACGGGCCGCACCTCTATCATACTCTCCTTCAACTACAAATATATAGGGAACGGACGGATCTATTAAATTCCCTCCGTATAAATGTGCTGTACTCCCAGGTTCTTGTTCAATATAATAGTCAACTCCTTTACCGTTGTCTTTTTCATATTTTTCAATACTTTTATATTTGATTCCCGTTAATCTTTTTTGAAAAAAGGTAGGAAAGACGATACAGGGAACCTCTTTTCCATAGCGTTCTCGGACCGTATAACCAAGCTGTTCTTCTTTGATAAGTTCATCGTTATAACCCCGTGAATTGAGGTATTCCAAGGCCTTTTTATTTTCCAGCAAAGCCTTATGATAAGCCTCGGCCATTGAAATATCGAAAATCCGACCGATCCCACCTTCCTTCTTTATGTACTTAAGATCTCCCATTAATCGCTTAAGCTTAAGAAGATGTCCACGTTTACCACACTTCATACAAGTGTAGACTTCATTATTAAAGTAGATATAAAAATGATGACCACCATTACTGTCCTCACAATCCTCAAAAGGACAGGCAAGCTGGACACAATTATTTCGTTCTTTGAAATCCCACCTCTTATGCTTGCAGTATTGAATTATTTTGGCTTTCATTTGTCTCTCTTTAGTGTGTTAAAACATTCAACACAATATTTGACCTGATAAAGACAATCATTCAAGGCATTATGGTCTTTGGGTTTATCAGGTTTATTATATGGAAGTTTTGACAGATCGACCAAGGTTCGGATATCTCGAATATAACGATAGTGGAATGGCAATCGTTGTCCTAATACCCGATAAGCATTTGCTAAAATAGGGATATCAAAATCCGCATGGTCAGCCATCCGGTCACTCCATCCATCGCAATCGCACAACTCCCAACACTTGCATTTATTCATCTTCCGTCCTCATCCGTTCCAGCATCATTCACCCATTCGTCTATAAGTCCTATAAATGTTCCTTCGTGAAATAGTTGTCGTTTTCGACACCAAAAACATTGTCGGTATTTACTAAAGCGACCATGATCTTCATAAATCCATTTGTGAAATCCAATTAGACATCTAAGCATCGTTGGTTTCTTCTTCATCATTCACCCTTGGTGGGGGAGTTAACAGGTTCATAGGTCTGTTCAAAGATGTCTGGTTTACAAGGGTAAAACTCACCCTTTACGCCTTTGATAATCCAATCACCAGGCAACACCGCCATTTCGCCTTCGAGAGTTTTAATCCTGAGTTCTGTATACGCAACAGCAACAGCATCAGCACTCCAAGAAGCGATTTCTCTTGCTCGTCTTAAAGTGCCATCCCATAATTCTGCCTCAATCACAACTGGTTTCTTTCTGAAGTATCCCATTACTCCCATCCTCTCTCTACCCCTTGGTGGGGGAGTTGGGCATCTCTGGAAATGCCCCATTCATTGAATCTTGAAATGTTATCTCTGTTTCGGGAAATGCTCCCATATCCGACCATCTTATTCTTGGTGTTAACCATATTCGCTTACCGTTTTTAAACTTAAGAATAACTGTTCCGCTATGTGAATGATCTGTTCCATCGAAATCATCTTTCTTTAGACCATACCGATTCAATATCTCTGGTTCATATTGGTTTGTTCCTTCATCCATCACTCCCATCCTCTCTACCCGAAGGTGTGGTGTCCGTCACGGCTCCTTTATAGCTTTAAAGTGATATTAGGGAGTGGCAACCGAGTAGTTGCAATCTTGTGGTCGATGTACCTATCATCTTCCCGTAGGTCGATGCAGATTGACATAGGATAGTCAACGACACTCTTATCGCTACACTCCCCAATATTCAAAGAACTATTACAGAGCCAGCTTATCGCTGACTGTCAAAATAATTCTCTTTCCCTAAAGCAATAAAAATAGTAGCGAAAAATGCTTGTTTCGCTTGCGGATCTTTGGCAATATCTTCAGGGCAAACTTCATCGGTGATCTCAACTGCTTTAGACGCTAAATCCTGGACCAAGGTAGCCGCATCTTCCGAAACACCTTCGGCCTTTTCGACCTTTTGCTTTTTCGCGGATTTCTTTTTTGGTTTTTCCTCTTCCTCCCCCTCAGGCTCTCCTTCGGATTCCTCCTCAGGTTCTCCAACCTCAGGTTCCGCAGGATTTTCCTCTTCATTCTCATCACTACTTGTCTTACCACCGAGAACCTCGACCTCAGTTTTACTGGTCGATGAGTATTGAGGAGTGTTTTTGTATTTTCCTTTAAAGCTCACACTTGTAATTAATACCTTGTTACCTGACTCACAACCTGGATCTTGGTCCCAAAAAGAGACTCGGACTTTTACTCCGTTTTCCAATTTAAGGTTAACGTCTGTAACCTCACAAGTCCCCCCTCTTCCATTAACCTGGCGGGGGTCATAAACCTCAACTACTTTTCCTCGAAGTTTAAACAGTTTTACACTTTTTGCCATTATTTTCCTCCTGTTTGTATTGGCGGCCTTCTTCGATAATGCTGGGACTCAATAAAATCAATAACCTCGCTAGCCCCCTTGTCGGTATCAATTCTTCGGGCATATGAAAGAATATTTCGGACAAAGGTAAAAACCTCCTCTATTCCGACTCGCTCACCGATCAAAGTTAATCGCTTATCATGGGAAAGTTCTGGATCATTCACCATGTTTTGAAGATCTCGAAGCCTTTTCCGATACCTAGAGGCCAGGTACATAAAACCTTTCCAACCCTCTTTTCCTGCTTCGGACGTTGGAAGAAGAGGTGATAAGCCTTTAACGCTGGCCCGAACATCATCCAAAATCATCTTTCGTAATTCTTCTTTTCGTTTTTTTAGATTTTCCTCATGTATTTGCTTGTGTTCGGTTGTCAATTTTCTCTGAAACGGATTGCTCACTTGGTCCTCCTTCCTGCTTAGAAGCATCAATTACCTTAATTGCGGTAAATCGAAACTTGCCTGGTCCAAGCTTTTTATAATACCCGATTTTAATTCTTCCACTTTGAGCCCGAATAATTGGCTCATACCCTTCGGGGTATTTTCCCTTCGTGGAATAATCGGATAAGGCAAGTGTCATATTGTTAATACATTCGGGGTGAAGTGATTGATTAATACGGAAGCCCAGGACCTTAATTACAAAGGTCCCTTTTGTAATGGGGAAGCCGCAAATCTTACACCTTGCCCGACCTGTGGACGCAATTTGCGCCTCAAATCTAATTAGATTTTCTGGTATCGGCATTTGTATTCCCCTCCAATGTCATGTAGTGTTTATTTAAAAGATTTATCATGTCTTCCTCCTCTAACCCCTGGGCCCCAGCGTAGGCCAGGTAAATCCCTGGAAGATCCTCTACCAAAAGTGTATAAACTATTACGGGCTCTTTTGAGGATGGTTCCCGCCATCCATTAATAAGGCGGTAGTCGGCTTGTGGATACTCAGGATTCCAAACTTTAACCCATGTATTGTGGGGCAATTCTGTAATAGGTGTTTGACTCATTTTTATCTCCTTATTCTGTCGGGCATCCATCATCCCCGACCTCATCACAATCGGTTTCATTAGCTTGTTCAACCTCGGCCTGTTTAACATAGTTCTCCAAATAATAGGGACATGAGTGATTGACGGGACAGAATTCTTTGCACCGATGATCATTCTCCCAGCGTTCATGGTCATTACAAGGAATATCCCAATAATCTTGGGCCAAAGCTTTCCTTAAAGCCTTTCGTTTACGGTCAAAATATTGTTTTGTTTCCTTGTCCGAATAAATAGGAACTTCAACTACAACCCCTTTCCGTGAAATCCCTCTTTGAAGGCATGAAATACAACCCCCATCCCGTATGACTATTTCGACCCGAAGCCGATGAACTTTAAACTTCGGGTCCTTTTTCTTAAAGTGTTTCTCAACACCTATACGGTAGTTATTAAGCTGATAGGCCCAATCCTTAACATCGGCTCTGACAGGATCAAGTTTCCAAACTTTTTTGGTCCTGGCCTCTCCTTTTTTCCCGCCTTTACAATTTGATTTGAAGGTGACAGGGTTTCCCTTATCATCTAACATAGGGACTTCTTCCTGGTACATTCCTAAGGCCTTGACCACTTGATAGCTTCCAGAAAATTTATAATCCCATAATGTAGTGATTCCACATTCCGTTTCCAGACAATCAGGACGAATCGTATTTTCCGTATCGTCATACTTACCTTCGGCCTTTGAAATGCTGTCTCCCATTCGTTCCAATTCTTTATGCTGACGGGTTCCTTGGACCATGAAAATCATTTTGTCTGGAGATTCGGCGTAATCAATTTTATTCAGGAGAAAAGCTTGAAGAGTCCCCAGGAGAAGCCTGGTAGTTCCTATTTTCTTAGGATTTATCGGATAGCGGCGATACATCATTTTAAGGGTAGGGCGGGAAAAGCACCGTTCCTTCATCCTACACCCACCTTCTTTTAAGCAAGCCTCACATTCGATCTTTTCGTTGTCAGGACAAATAAACCATTTAATCATTTTTCCATCCTCCTGTGCCGATTCCAAAGTAGTTTTATAGGCTTCGCAAATTGTTTAAACCATTTATAAGCCTTAGGAGAGAGTTGTACTAACTCGCCTTTGGTAAGGGAAAACCACTTTGAGCCTGGTAAAACACGACACCCGATAGCAATATGTTTTTCAGTGAGGATTATTCGATATGGTAAAACATTATCTAAAATAATTGGATTTTTCTTTAATGTTGCTCCGTAAAGATCTGCTCCGCGAAGATCTGCTCCGCTAAGATTTACTCCGTAAAGATCTGCTCCGCGAAGATCTACTCCGCGAAGATTTGCTCCGTAAAGATCTGCTCCGTAAAGATCTACTCCGCGAAGATCTGCTCCGTAAAGATCTGCTCCGCGAAGATCTGCTCCGCTAAGATTTACTCCGTAAAGATCTGCTCCGCGAAGATCTGCTCCGCTAAGATTTACTCCGTGAAGATCTGCTTCGCGAAGATCTACTCCGCGAAGATTTGCTCCGTAAAGATCTGCTCCGCGAAGATCTACTCCGCGAAGATCTGCTCCGTGAAGATCTGCTTCGCGAAGATCTGCTCGATTTTTTTCAACTGCTTGTATTAATGAAGACATTTTTGCTTCCACAATAGTTTTACTGGAATATTTAAATTTAATTATTATCATTTTATGTACCCCCTTGTCATTACGAAGTGGCAAATTAAGTACCCGATAATGATGCAAAGAATTTTCAAAAAAGCCTCCATAATTCCCCCCTTGGAAATTTCTCCTTAAGTTTTTTTAATGATGTTCCCGTCGATAACGCAAAATAAAGCTCCTGGCCCGTTGATTCTCGGATAAATCTTCTGATCCATCTAATCGTAGCCTCTTCAAGGTAGGGAGGTTTTTCTTTGTATCGTTTTTGATCATACATTTCTAAGGGGAGGTTCTCGTCATCAATATCATCCAAGAAATCATCTGGAACGCCGTCGAACTCGTCTTTGTCCATCTTCAAGCCTCCTCACTCGTTTTTTCAAGTCGATAATTTCCCTGGCCTGGTCCCCAATTAATACAAGGACCTTATCCCAGGCGTTTTCGTCATGGACCAATTGTTCTCTTAACTTTTGAATAGCCGACGCTTTTTTCTTCATAGATTCCCTCATTTCTAGTGTACCGATCTACCTGGTACTTGTCAATAGCACTCGGACAAATCTTTTTTGGAATCTCCTAAATCGAATCCATTGTTTACGTTGTGACTTCGATTGTTGACGAACCCATACCAAAAACGGGTGTGTTTTACTATTCATCTTTTTTCCCTCCATAATTGATGCAATCGGACCTCGTTTATTTGACCTCCTTCGGTCTTCTTTTCTCGAACAAACCTCACCGCCTCCTCATAACTATTAAATGTCTTTTCGTCATGCCCAAAATAACCAATCTTCCAAGTGACTTTATAATATGGTTCCTTCATCAGGTTTGCCCTCCTTTTTTCTACAAGCCTTACACTTTCCTTTGGCCTTCCCTCGTTGTCCCAATTTTCGATGGTAGCCGCAAGAAACACATCTCCCCTTACCCTCAGTATTTACAAGCGGCATTTGGACCGTCTGAGCTTGGGCCTTTTGAATATAGGGCCTAAGCTGGGCCAGGATCTTTTTACTTTCCAGCTTCTCAATACGGTCCAGACTTTTCCGTAACTCTTGGTATAGGCTCATAACTACCTCCTCTCCATTATAAAGGATAGCACACCCAATCTGATTTATCAAGTTGCATTGGCTATCATCTTTATAATTTGTTATAACTTTTTCCGAAGCGTATCCACTAAATAAACGCCATGCCGAAGGGCAAGTTCTCGCGACCTTTGTTCATAATGCTTTAAGGTTACTTCTTCGGAATCGGTTTCATATGTGACATACCAAATGGCCCAGCCATTAGATTCCTCGGTTACATAAACCGCTGGGGCCGAGTCTTCTTTGCTGTAATCTGTTGGCCTTATCCGTTCAAAGTAAATAACTTTTTCCATTGGATTCGTTCCTCCTTTTTAATATTCAGGGATCAGTTTCGGGGTCCTATGGTTCCCATTGTCCAGGCTCCGAGAAAAGTAGGGGAGGTAGTAAATTTGACTACATTCCTCACACCTAAAATTATCAGGATCTGTAATTTCTATCCCACAATCAACACAATACTTGTTTTTTCGTTTCTTTCTCATCGTTTAGCCTCTCCCTTCGTTCCTTCCCACCACTTAGCAATAGACTTTTCTTCTTTTGGAGATCTTGAACTACGCTCAATTCTTAGCATTACCTTTGGAACCCACCTACGCAACAAAGGACTAAAAACAATCGCCGTAGAATAGGTAACATAACTCCACTTTTCTTTGGTCTTTTTAGTGTCTTGTTTCATATAACAAACCTCCTTTTTCCATGTCCTTTAAGAAATACCAACAATTAGGGCATACAAAACCTTTATCCTTACTAGCCATAAACTCCCCGTCCCAGGGATACCAGGTGTTACATTCTGGACACCTGGCCCCTAGGTATGGAGGATCAATCGGTGGCTCCCCTCTCATCGGTCGTACTCCTTTTTTTGACAATATTCCAGGCTCCCAGGGGTCCCAGCCTTTACCTCATGCCGTGAGGGGACATAATTCCCGTAATAATCGCGGTGTCCCTCTTCTCCCAGCATACAGTACCCGCTTTTGATAAGATCCATAGCGCGGCGGCCTACAGCACCTTCTAACCCCCAAGCCGATCCACTATTGATCAATTCTTGCATAGATCGGACCTCCTCCTCCAAGCTTTCACACTCCCAAAGCGGCTTTACCTCTTCTTTTTTCTTTCCCATTGGTTTAATCCTCCTCTCTATTTTAGAGCCTACATTATACTAAGCCATTTGTTAAGGGGTCCCCTTAAATTAAGACCTCCTCGACCTCTTTTTCATAAAAGAATTCGGGGACCTCGGCCAAGGGGACCTCCTCGGCCTCGGCATATATCGCGCTCCAAATACATTCCTGGACCTCGGCGGGTTCCCAGCCTAAGATCCTAGCCGCTTTTCTAATCCTGGCCTGGTATGCCAAAACAAAGCCTTTGGACATGGCGGCCCTGTGTTGGGCTCCTCTATCCCGTATTCCAGCATATACTAGCATCCAGGTATCAATACAAGGTAAGGAAAGATCCCCACTTAAATTGGCATAAAAAGCCTGGACCTTGCGGCCTGATAAGGGCTCCCCGCGCAAGGCCCTTTTAACATTGTAAAAACGGGCCTCCAGGTCTCCTAAGGCCGCTATTTCGTCCAGCGCAGGCCCGTCCTGGGGCCTCCCGTTAAGATCCCAGGCCGCATATATCTGCATGGCCATAATCAGGTTTAACTGTACCGATTGACGCGGGGACGTTGCGGCTAATATTGCCGCGAAAAGATCCGCGTCCTGACCATACCTGGCCAGTATTTCACGACGGGCCCTAGCATACCAACCTTTTTTAACCTGGCCTTTCCTGGCCTGAGATATCAAGGCCTGGACCTTGGGGATCTCTCGTAAAGCCTGTTTTATGGACCTATAAAGGGCCTTATTCATAGGCTTATCCCCGTGTTTAAGGCCTCGGCCAGGGTGTATAGGCTCCAATAGGCTAAAACCTCTCCCAGGAGCCAATTAAGGGCCAATAACAGGCCTGCAAATAATAGTAAAATAACAAAAGCGCGTAGTCCAGGGCTCATTCTAGGACCTCGTTCAATACGGCCTTAAGATAATGGCGCAAGGCCTCAACGTCCCGTAATGCGTCTACGGGGTCCCTCTTCTCTAGGCCTCTTAAAGCATTTTGAAGCCAATATGAAGAGGCGGGGTCTTTAAGGATGCGCTCTCGAATATCAACGGGTTGCATGTTTTCAATTGACCGTGACATAGGTTTATCCCTCCTTGTAGTTATTTAAAGCTTTACGATATATGGCTTTACAATATCCATAAATAAATGATGATACACGGGGTTTAAGATACTGAAGGGCCCAACGGGAGGCCTTGGCCTCGGCCTCTGGTATACCTCCAGGTCCAGAGTATAAAAACCCGCCTATGGCATGACCAGCTTCATGCGCGGTAACGGCAAGCTTTATAATCTCATTGGGGTAGTAAATAAAGACACGGCGGGCCTCCGCGTCTACCTTAGAATGATGCCAGGTTATATCATTAGGTACATAGTCCTCGGTCACGGTCCAGGCACGGGCCCGAAGCAATTCTACCAGGCCCGCGCTTATGTCGTTTATAGGGTCCATTAGATCCCGTACCTTTCCCGTATCTCCAAACGTGGTATAACCCTTGTATTTACAAGGGGATGCAATTGACTTCTATGCTTTGAAGTCGATACGCTGTAACGATCCCCGTTTTCGATCCATTCCTGGGAGCCATAGAGACAGATAAAAAGCGGCCAATGGTAACCGTAAGAATATACGACATAATGGCCGTGTCGATGGGTTCCCGCTGTATTTGATCCCTTAAAAACCCTCTTTTCCTGGACATAGGCCCTGGCCTCTTTATTCGATACCTTTGGGGCCCTAAAGTCAACAAAGCCTATGTTTTGGTTTCCTCGATATCTTTCCTCGAATCCTAGCATGTTTTTAACCCTCCTTTTTGTCTTTAAAAAACAAATTTAGTGATACACGGTACCCATTAGAAATAACCTCTAATGACTGAAACCCTACTTTCTTAGCTTTATATTCTTCGATGCTATCAATCGCGTGTATATCTATACTAGCGTAATTCCCCTTTTTTGCTTGGTATACATATACCGCTGGGTTATTACTTAATACTTGTATTCCCTTTCCTTTAATTTGTCTCATCTCTACGGCCCTCCTTTCTATTTCAAAAGGTACACGAAGAAAACCAGGAATTCAAGGCGCAGGATATAGTAAAATATAACATTTCGGTTACTATTTTATAGCTCAAGAGGGTTATATATGGGGAGAGGGTTATTACAGGAGAGGGGATAAGGGGCCGATACACGGTCGAATCGTATCGGTTATTGACGTTTACTCGATGGGCTCCCCGATCTTACTGCTAAGGGGAAGGGGTAACCGTTTACCTGTCTCCCTTACGGGAGAAAAAAAGAAAAGGTTTTTAAGCTTGTAAGCGGTACGCTTAAACTAGTGTATCTATCGCATGGTTATTTTAGGGCTCCTCTGCCTAAAAAGGGCATGGTATTCCCTGGCCTCTAAGGGTCCTCGATCCTTGGTAGATCGTCGATCCTGGGGCATTCTGGGGCTCGTGTGATACGATCCAGGAACGGGGAGCGCGAAGGGACCCCACGACCGTTATTTTCGTTTTCGGGTACTGGGGGAGCACCCCTTCTCCGAATTGCTGAAGTAAATTTTTCCTATGGGAGTACCTAAGATAGGAACGATAGTTTTATCGGATATACCAATGGATCGGTAAAATGATTCATCCTAGAGGTTTACATTGGTAAATGTCCCATAGTCTATAGAGGAACGACACAAATTTGAAGGAAAATGGGTAGCACGATATGGCACAAATACCAAAGAAAGTGTTAATATCGCGCAAAAAAGAGCAATATTATACAATTGATGTTAATCTAAAATATAGGGTTAACATAGGTTAAGGAGAATGTTGATGCCTTTTACAAAGGTAGGAAAAGACAAATACCGAAGCCCGTCAGGACGGATTTTTACGGGAGCCCAGGTACGGCTTTATCATGCTCATAATGGCTTTCCGAAGAAGGGTAAACGGAAACTAAAGAAAAAGCAAAAAAGGAGTAAAAAGAGGAATAATGGTCGTTCATTATTCCAATAAGATGATGAAAAGTAAGATTGATGGTAGAACGAAGAGATTTGATGAAGATGTTATTCGTGAGGAAAGGGCAAGGCAAGTACGAAATTGGCATAAATTTTTCTATAAAAAGATTTATTTGCCATTAACAAAATCTTTAAGATAATAGGAGAATAAAGGAGATCAAAAATGAAAAAGGGATTGATTGTTTTTGGATTGATAGCGGCCTTGGTTATGATTCCTTTGGCATTTGCTGGGACTTTTGATACCAGTATCACGCCGAATGGAATGAGCCAAGGAACATTGGTAAGATTTTTATATAACATGATGACAACCGTGAATGAGTTAGCCGCAGATCACGATGCGGATAATGCAACTGTTGTGGAATTGGTAGCAGACCATGACGCAGATAATGATGTGGTCGATGGCTATAAAACTGCTATTGATGAGTTGGGTACGGATCACGATGCTGACAATGATGTTTTAGACGGATATAAAACCGCTTTGGATGAACTCATGGCTGATCATGCCACATTTAAAACTGTTGTGGATGATGTTAAGGCTTTAGCCAATGCGCTTCAGGCTCGGTATGGAAAAATCGTTGTTCAGGATGGTAATCTTGCAATTTCAGGAGTTGCCGCTGAGAAATTTAAAACGACTCAAACCGCCTATACAATTGTTAGTGGAATTACGGTTTCTAAAGCGGCTACAGATAATTTAGTTTTTAGTGCCGCTGATACGATTAATACAGGAGCCGCCGCTGGCGATTATTGGGGCGTTTGGCGTGTAGAAATGGATTATGATGGGACAATTTATACGAATAGTCCTGCGGCAGATCAAACGTATGCTGACGAAGCAACTGCAATTGCCGCAATTCCTGTAACTACAGCCAATCGAGTTTCTTTGGGTTATATCACGGTTGAGGCAAATAACGGGGCAAGTTGGACCGCAAATACGGATGATATGACTCCAGCTTCCGATTGCCAAGCCGCAAATTTTTATGATGATACGGAAATTGGGGCTCCAGCCGCAGTTTCAAGTTCGAGTCCTGATACACTTGCCGCTGGCGCGGTAAGTTCAGTTGCCGCTGATTTGGCCGCAACCATTCCAGTTAGTTCCGTTGCCGCAGATCTTACGGCCACATCATTTGCCGCTGATTTAACGGCTGATGCAACTTTGGGATCAGGTACGGTAAGTGATCCTAGTATCAGTTTGACTGATTAAGTATTTGACGCATTAATTTTTAATAAAGAGCAATAAATAGCAATAAAGATCTATTGATCAAAGATCTTTGATAAATCCTTTGATAAATCCTCTGATTTTAGAGATTTTGTAAGTTCATCCTACCTCAATCAGGGCTCGTTAGGGATCATCTCAGGCGAGCCCCTTGAGGTAGGTATTGGAGAGAAAATGAGTTTAATCAAAGAATTAGAGCTTTTGATCCAACAGCAAGAAAAACTTTTGGATGAAATTTTGAGAAGACGAATATCACTTAAAAGTGATATTGCAAGGGTTGAAGGCCAACTCCATGAATTAGATGAGGCTATCAAGATCCGAGAACAAATTATTGAGAAATTACAGAAATGGCAATATTCTGAAGAGGATACTCTGATGAAAAAATTGTCAAAAATAAGTAAAAAGGATTCTTTGTATGGACTCTAAATCTTCTAAAAAACGGGTTAAACAAGACGCAACCGAGGTACTATCAGGACTGAAGAAAGTTGCTAGTCTACCTACTCTGGTTAAGAATAAAGGCGGCGCACCCTCAAAAGAAGACAGAGCATCTAAAGAAATTGAGCTTTCTAATAAGGATCTCGAAATTCTTTCAGTTTTGCTTGCCTCTAAAGGCAATAAATCGTTAACAGAGAGAATTACAGGGGTCAATAGAAAGCGTCTTTATCGTTTATTAAATTCTGATCGTGTAGATCGTTTGGTAGGAGTTTCGAGATTGCGGTTAAAAGCTTTGATTGAAGCCGCAGTTATTGTGCTTGAAAAGGCCGTAATTGAAGATGGAGATGTTGAGGTTGCTCAACTTTTAGTGAAAACTTTGCTTTTAAAAAGTCGTGAAGGCAATACGGGCAAACAAGGTAAAGGCCGAAAAGCTTCCGTTGAAGAGTGGGTTGATGAAAAAGGAACACCACGAAGACGGCAAACTCTTGAGGAAACTACCTGATGACTTTTACTGAAGAGATCGGAAGAAGAGATCAGAAAAAAGAATTTTTAAAATGTTCTGATGATTATAAATATTTCCTGAATGAGTATGGATGGATTTTAGGAAAAGATGAGGCAGGAAAAGAAACGGGTAAAATTCCGTTTAAATTATTTAAGTATCAATTAGAAACTTTAGATCTACTTCATACCGAGGAAATGTCGATCATTTTAAAAGCTCGACAACTTGGTATTTCATGGACGGCGGCTGGGTATGCACTTTGGTTGGCCATGTTTCATAAATACCAACGTATTTTAATTATTTCGGTAAACGAAGTAGAAGCTCAAGTGTTTTTAGAGAAAGTCAAATTTATTTTTGATAATCTTCCAGATTGGATGAAACCTGAAGTTTTTAAGCGTAATGAAAAGACGTTATGGTTTGGGATTTCGGTAGCACATGATTCGGATGAAGTTCGCGGTTTAAATTCCAAGATTGATGCCATACCGTCTAGTAAAAGTGCAGGGACTTCGCGCTCTTTGAACTTGCTGATTCTTGATGAAGCCGCGAAAATTGAATATGTCCGAACCATTTGGAAATCGGCAGTACCAGCGTTGGCCGCTACGGAAGGCCATGCAATTTTAATTTCGACAGCAAATTTAGAGCCCGTAGGTGATTTCTTCGAGGAAGTTTATCACGAAGCAAAAGCCAAAAAGAATAATTTTATTCCAAAGTTTATTCCGTACAATGCTTTTCCTGGTCGTAATGAGGAGTGGTTGGCTAAAAAGATGAAAGACATGCCAGCCTCAGAACGGGCTAGATTGCGGCAAGAGCATCCTCGAACCGAAGAAGAAGCATTTCAGGCTATGGGAGGTAAGTATTTCGATGAGGATGCCGTAGCTTGGCAAAAACAAAATTGCCTAGAGGAACCAAAATTTAAAGGTTATTTAGTTGAGAAAGATGGAAATTTTGATCTTCGAGAATCTAAAGAAGGATTTTTAGAGATTTTTGAATTTCCTGAGTCGAATGAGGAATATGTTCAAGGTGGTGATTCGGCTGAAGGTATTGAGCAAGATTGGTCTGGATCGGTGTGGGTTAGAAAGCGGGACGAAAAAGTTTGTGCTATATGGCACTCGGATATTACACCACCCGACGAGATGGCAAGAGAACTGGATAAGATTAATCGTTTTTATAATTATGCTTTAGCCGCCAACGAAGTCAATAATAATCATGGCGGTATGTGTAATATTATTTTAAAAGATTTATATTGGAATATGTACTATCACGACATTGTAGATCGAGATAGCGGATCACCGACAAAGCGTTGGGGTTGGTTGACAACAGGGCAGAATCGTCAATGGATTTTAGATTATTTGGATCTTCGGTTACGATCTAGGGTAGTTCAATTATCGTCCGAAAAACTTTATCAAGAAATTTTTGATTATATTGTTGATCCACGAACAGGTCGAGGAGATCATAAAAAGGGAAAACATGATGATCTTTTAATTGCCTTGGCTATTGCCTTATGGGTCATACGCGAAAATCCGTATGTTAAGCCAAAAACCCAGCAACAGAAAAAGCAAGCTAAATCCAAAAGACCGAAGGGTGGCTATTAATGGCTAAGAAAATTGATTTAACGACAACGACAAAAAACGAGAAGAAGTTCAAGGCGGCCAGTAAGCCAAAAGGAATTAAAGAAGTTAAATCTTTGGCTCACGACGAGGACCAGAGTTTGCTTGAACTACACGAAGAATTGTGGGATTTAGAGTTAGATGTGGCAACTCAGGAGCGTCTAGTCCGTGAGGCTGAGCATTTAGTTGATTCATACGAAAAAGATGGGGAAACAGTTGAGTGGCATCATAATTTAATTGAATGGGACCATCAGTATGAAGGGATTTTACCTCCGAAAGATTATCCTTGGGAGGGTTGCGCGAATTATCACGTTCCCATCACCGAAATGAACGTGAACGCTTATTATGCTAGGATTATTCGTCGTTTTCGAGGAATGGATTATTTGCGAGTCAAGGCATATAAAGAAATTCAAGAACGGGCAATTTTAACTCAACGCTATTTAAGATATCTTTTTCTTAAGAAACTTCAATGGGTTGATCTTGGAATGACTACATTTCGTGATATTATTAAATTTGGAACAGGGGTATACTGTACTACATTTACCTTTGAAGAACGGAAAAAACGAGTTGTTGTTCCTAAAATCAAAATTAAGAAAACTAAAGATCCCATTACAGGAGCCGAAATCCCCGAAGAAGAATTGTACTACGCGATTGAAGAACACATTTATTATGAAATGGCTCCGAAAGTCGAATGGGTATCTCTTTTTGATTATTTCCGTTCTAATGATTCGGATAGATTTGCAACACCAGTATGGGAAGCCCGAAGGATTTGGAAATCGGCTGTTGATCTTTGGAAGCTGGGAAATGAAGAAGAATATGATCCAGATAATGTCAAAGATATTTTGATGAAAGATTTGGATAAACTGAATGAAAGTATTTCAATCAATGAAAAAAGAAAAGGAGTTGAGTATCTACCTGAACGTGAGTTGATCGAATTTTGGGGTTGGATGAGGCTTACAGATGATCCATTAGCGGAGCCTCAACGGATTGTTTTAACCTATGATCGTAAATCAAAGAAATTTTTAAGAGCAATTCGATTTCCTTACTTTTTTGATGAGTCTAACTTTACTATTATTAATTTTGAACGGCGGGCTAATACCTGGCGTGGCCGAGGAATTTGTGAAAAACTTGAGCATCTAAATGCTGAATTAGACAAGCTTCATAACATTCATATTGATTCGTCAGCTTTAGTGGCTTCTAAAAGTTTTAAGAAAAAACGTGGGGCTGATACGAACTTTTTATTGACAGACTTTTATCCAGGTGTTGTGTGGACTGTTAATCGAATGGATGATATTGAGGTTATGGAATTAGGGAGTACACCAGTTTCAGTTTTAAATGAGATGAACGCTTTGACGAATCTTGGTGAGAGGCAAACTGGTATCGGGTCATTACAGATGGGTCAAGAATCTGGTGCTGTCTCCCAGCCAACCGCCTCAGGGCAGTTAGCTGTCCTTCAAGAAGGAAATGTTTTGTCGGATGAGATCTCTAAAGAGTTCTCAGAGGGGACCATCAGAATCGCTAGACAAGTTCTGTCTATGCTCAGAGAGTTTCGTCCTGAAGATGAAATTCTGGAAGTTGAAGACCCTAAAGATGCAGAACTAATTATTCAAAAACCAATTGACGTAGAACAATTAATTGAAGATCCTGAATTGATCGTCGTAGATCGGTCAGTTTTAGAGGAGACAGAGTTTAAAAATCGCGCTCTCGAAGTTTATAATATTGTTATCAATGATTCGGTAATGCGAGAAATCCCAAGAATTCGTTTAGGCGCGATCCGAAATGTGGTCACGGCTTATAAAGTTTTAGATGACGATTTGATGTTGCCAACCGAAGAAGAAGTTGCGGCAATTATGCAACGTATTTCTGAACAAGCTCAGATCCAGATTTTGCAGGAAACGATTGCCAAAGGCCAATTAACTCTTCAAGCGGCTCAGATTCAGGCACAAACACGGCAATTTCAAGCTCAAATGCAAGCGCAAATGCAAGCTCAAGAAGGTGCGGCTACCAGACAACAACAAGCCGCTGAAAATGAGCGAGATCGTCAATTGCAATTGGAATTACAGGCAAGAGAACAAGAAGGGCAAGTTGTTCAGCAATCTCTTCAACAACCTCCTGCTGGCACTCAATAATTAAATACGGAGTTCCCAGGATGAGGGGTTGTTACGAGGCTGATCAACAATTATTATCGTAAGCATTTACTAAGGATTCCCCAGGTTTGGGCCCTTAGAAATAAACGGCGATAATTCAATTGGAGGTTAGAATGGATTTGATTACTTGGTTGAGTAGGCTTGTATTGTTATTTGATGATAAAGAAGAGGGGATTTTTAAAAGTAAAGAGGACGGACTTCCT